ACAGGCTCTATGTAGTGTACATGAGTGATGTGCTCAACCGCCGTCGCAATCTGGCCCAGTCGCAGTGGGTAGAAATGACCAAATGGCTTTTCGCGAAGTGCCTCCCGCCTTTCGATTTCAGGTTTCAAAAACGCAATAACCATGTTCACCAATCGCTCTTCGGTGGGCTGTGAAAGAATTTCATACATTTTTTTTTTCGATAGCATGTTGATGATGGTTTCGTGATTGGCGAACGAAATGTCTTCTGCCCACGGCTTACTCGGGTCCGGACGACCAACAAACTGCGAGAACGCCGTATTCAAGAGAGGTTTTTTCATGGTTTCGGGAAGAGCGTTGATGAATGCCACGGGGGTCGGGACTTGGCGTGCGAACGAAGTGGGAATATTAATGTTGTTTTTGCAAATTTGAGAGAAGATTTCTTCTTGACGGACGAATTCTTGACGTAGCGCGTCGCCTTGCGGTCCCTTGAACATGGCCTTGGTGCCATTAATGGATTTGGATGGGTCGCTGAGGTCACCCATAAAGATGCGTTGGTTAATGTTAAGCGTGGCGAGACTAGATGCGGGTATGTGCCATAGAGGAGCAACGTGTAGTAGCGTGTCAATAGTAGTTTTGTTGGCAGCAACCGCCGTTTGAAAGTTATTGTAGGAGCACAACATAAAGACGGATGACGTGTGGTCATTTGGACGTGAATTCCATGTATCGGTGTTTCCGAATCGGTCAGGAAATACGTCACGCATACGCTGGATACGCCGCTGGACTTGGTCTTCGATTTCAGTTGCAGAGGGATTATGTTTAGCGGTTATACCTGGTACACATACAAAGAATACGTGAGCGTTGGAATCTTCTTTTTGCATGAGAATGTAGGCGAGAATTTCGTCGTCAATTTCGGTGCTAGGGTCCATGAAGAGAACAATATTTTTTTTGTTTGTGTGAGCGAAAGAAGTCATATTTGGGGTGATGAAGAAATAAAAAAGTCCCTGTTTCTTTTCAATTTTTTTTTTTAAAATCAGTTATTTATGATTTTAAAAAAAGTTATAAGTTTAAACCTATCTACGAGTGCGGGTTTTTCTTCTGCGGTTCTTTGCAGATTTTCCCTTCTTTCTCTTGGATTTTCTTCGGGATTTACCCATTTTTCTCTTGGATTTTTTAGGAGATCTTCTCTTAGCACGACGTCTTCTACCTCCCGCTCCTGGTGGTCCCGCTCCTGGTGGTCCCGCTCCTGGTGTTCCCGCTCCTGGTGTTCCCGCTCCTGGTAGTCCCGCTCCTGGTGGTGCCGCTCCTCGTGGTGCCGCTCCTGGTGGTGCCGCTCCTCGTGGTCCCGGTACTTGTGATCCCGGTAATTGTGATCCCGGTAGGTGTGGTCCCGGTACTTGTGATCCCGGTAGGTGTGATCCCGCTACTTTTTGTTGAATGAGGTGTGTCATTAATATATACATATGTTAATATTTTAATTTTGTTAAATCTCTCCAGATTTCTTTCATGAAAATGAAATAAATAAAAATGAAAGAGTATTGAGAACCTTTGGCATACCTTTTGATAGTATATTTTAGAACTTAAAAACGCACTATCACATAATTCGATTATATAATTTAAAGGAATGGTAAATAGAAATAATAACACCAAGTATACCTATACTATTAAAATGTTGCTCAGGTATTTTGTTTTGATGTCCTAAATAAGAAAGATATAGTAATCCTGGAAGCATAATAAGGTAATGACTTATATGAACAAAATTCCAATAGGTGATGGAGGTGTTAGGAAAGGGTACAACGAGTAAAATAGCTAATGTAAGTAAGGAAAGAACGATATAAACGTATTTATTTTTAACTTTATAGAATCCAATATAGGCAAGAAATGAACCTAATACTAGAATATGGTAAAGATTGGTGTATTTCATAGGAATATGAAAAAGCATGTAATATATGTATATAAATATTTTAAAATTACTCTAGCTTTGATTTGTATAAAGGATTTAAACGTAAAATAAAATAAAAATTAATGCATCCAAATAGCTTGGTAGGAATAAGAAGTATATCGGGTTCAATAATAGAGAAAATATTTACAACAACGGATTCAATAATAAATTTTCCACAACACTATTCCCAAGTTCTTGCAGGAATAACGATAGGAAGTTTATTTTTTGAGCCTTCAACTAGAACGCATTTATCATTTCAAAGTGCAATATATAAACTCGGGGGGAATTGTTTAAATTATCAGGATGAATATTCTAGTTCTAAAAAGGGTGAAAGTCTAGAAGATACAATAAAGACGGTAGAAAATTATTGTGATGGTCTGATTATACGGCATCCGTGTAAAGATTCAGTAGAAAACTGTGCGAATTATAGTATGTTGCCGGTAGTGAACGCAGGAGATGGAGACGGAGAGCATCCAACGCAAGCGTTGCTGGATTTATATACGATACAAAAGTATTTAAAAAGTAATAGTTTTACGGTAGGATTTTGCGGAGATGCAAAGCATAGTCGTACGATTCATTCATTAATATTGTTATTGGAGAAGATGAAATATAATGTAAGATATGTATTTATCACATGTCCCAAGTTAAGACCAGAGATGGAAGAGTTGGGTATTGATATAAACCGATGTAATTTTCATGAAAGTTTAGAGGGGGGTGTAATAGGAGAAATAGATATTTTGTATATGACGCGTATTCAGAAGGAGAGGCATGGGGAAGGTAGGGGTGGTGTATATAATATAAAATTAACGAAAGAGTTACTGGATGGTTCAAAGGATGATATGATAGTGCTTCATCCTTTGCCGAGGAATGATGAAATCTCTCCAGAACTAGATAAAAATTCAAAATGTAAATATTTTGAACAAGTAAAGAATGGTGTGTATGTTCGCATGGCAGTATTACTTTATCTGTTAGGGAAAGATTAATGTAAGCAAAACCAACAAAATAGTGTATTTTCGCAATAGTTTTTATTACCTTGAAAATAATTTTTGTATGGAAAGCAGCAACTACATACGTGTGATAGAGATACCTTATTAGCATGACGTTTGCAAATAGCGCACTTGTTGATTTTTAAATTGGTATATTTTTCTTTAATGGGATCCCAGCGTTGAATAGATTCCTTAGGTGAAAAAACATAAGAATAAATATGTTTATAAATTTCATCAGGAAGTTTATTTAAGGGATTCATTTATATAAATATGGATTTATATTTATATAAAGGTTAAACTTAAAAAAAGGCACTAAAAGTTAGTAGTCGCAAAAAAGGTTAGCGTTGATGGCCTTGTCGTCGATCCATACGTCATAATGAGGTTTACCCATGTTAATAGAATGATATTTAACACCCCAAGAAATTAATTGTTTAACGGTGAATTTATCCCAGTTTTTTTTAGACAACGCACCACGAGAGGTCCAATAATGTACTTCATGTCCTTTTTCGTAAAGAGAATTAAAACTTTCTATATTTTCATAAATAGGTTTTGAATTAGGATAGTCGCTATTGGTTATAGTACAAATAGTGCCGTCAATATCGATAATATATCTTTTTCTTCCGGGACACATTTGCTGTCGTGGTTGATTGTAAGCTACTTGTCGGAACCCGCGATTATTACGTAGAAATGCATGAGAATTTTGAAAACAAATGACCGAGTAGGTGAATAAGTATTTTAAAAGCATAAAGATTATAATATAAGTAGTAAATAAATATTTATATTATATTTTTAATTTTTAGATATATTATAGATATTTTCATATTAAAACAGTAGAGATATATATATATATTATATGGTAAAGGTTTATTTAAAATATAAAGTAAATAACGATTTTAACCCGAAGGGTTGGTCAACAGCTAGTGCTCCTTATTTAATATTTAAACATGTGGAAAAGCATGTAGTAAAAACGGAAGAAGAAGCAGATATAATCATATATAATAATAATTTGTTGAGTAGAGAAGATATAGAAAAGATGGATTATCATAAATCAAAGAAAAACATAGTGATTTATATAAACGACGATGATAAGCCGATAGTGGTGCCAAATAATGTTTTATTGTATAGGGTGTCGCAGAACAGGAGAAGCAAGAGGGAAAATGAGCACGCTTTTCCGTGGGCAACGCCGATATTATTTAAGGATGACCAATATTCTACAAAAAATAAAGGATTCGATCCGATATATAATGAATTATCGATAGGATTTTGCGGAGCGGTAGGAAATCAGTGTTCAGGATACAAGATAAGAAATGAATCGGTAAATTATTTTAAAAAATCAGATATAAAAACGAATTTCCTATTAAGGAAGCATTTTATAAGAAGATTTAATAATAATGTGCAAAAGCAATTTAGAGAGATAGATTTTACGGAAGTAATAAGGAACAATATATTTCAATTGGCTCCTAGAGGAGCGGGTAATTTTTCTTTAAGATTTTTTGAAACGATGGCGTATGGAAGGATACCTGTATTACCGCTAAGTGATAATGTATTACCATTTGAGGATAAAATAGATTGGGAGAATGTAATAATAATGGCAAATACATTTGAAGAGTTAGAAAGCAAGATGAAAGAGTGGTATAATAAAGGAGAAATATTTATAAAGGAAAAGCAGGTGAAATGTAAAAAGGTATGGGATGAATATTTAAGTATGGAAGGATTTTGTAATCAGATTTTAAAAGACGGGTAATTTTTTAGGTAGTTTAGCCCGTGATTTTTTATAATTTCTTTTTGACATAAATAATATATATATGTAAATATAATATTTATGGTAAATTAGCACTAGGATCTAAATTAGTATTTGAATGATCCATAATATTTTTAAGTGTATTAATATCGTCGGTATTATCAGTAGGATCAGGAGAATCATTAGAATGAGGAGGCGTAGTTTGAACGGATGAATCGGTTTTATCACAGGTTTCTTTATTGGTAAAATCTTCAATATTAATACCAGATTCAAGGTCTTTTTTAATTTTCTTACCGAAGCATGGCCAGCAAGCATTATTATCAGTATCAACTGGGTCGTTAAATAAACTGGGAGTACCACTAGAAGAAAGATTATCACTAACGCCAATGTCGTACAAAGATTTTTCTCTATGATTAAGAGCAAGTCTTTTTTCTTCAAGGTCGACCATTCTGCTTTTAATTTGATGTGATCCGGTAGAATAATTAAATTCATTTTTCTGTATATCAATTAAATTCTTTTGAGCTTGTAAAAAAAGGGCGGTTCGTTCTTTTGGGTACATAGTTCTCTCAATACTATCCAAAGCTTCTCGGTAATAAACCATAACTTCGCTATGATAAGCATTTTTACTTACATATTCTTCTTGAAAGTTAAGATTTTCTATAAGTTGCCTAATTCGTATAATGGCAAAATAACATTTTTCGGCGGCCTTAGTATTAGATTCCATTTTTTCTGGAAATTTTTTAAATTTAAGTAATGAAGAGATAATAGTTACCGCGGTAGTTAAAAAGATAGGGGCAAGGATTGCCATAGGAGCGATAAAATCTTTTCTATAAGCCAATCTTAATTGAGCTTTAACAGTTTCAAAACAAGCGGCAATTAAAGAAAGATATATAATACATTTGTTGTATAGATCATTTTTTTTTTTCAATAATTTGTGAGATAAAAGTACTGCGTCGCGCTTACTTCTTAACTCTAACAGTTTTTCTTGCAAAGATTCATATATATTAAGTTGTGGTTCACATTCTATAATAACATTTTCGGCAGAGTGGTCAGCATCGCTAGAACAACGTGGCATATAATTTTATATAATATTATATTTTCTTTTAATTTCATCAGTAATAACAGTACCTTTTGGTAAAGAAACATATTTTCGTCCATCTAAATCAGCATCCCCGGTAGCATGAAGTTCGTAAAGAGAACCACCAGAAGATTTGGAATTGTCGTAGTGAATAGAATTCCTCCATGTGTTGGAGGCATTCATAGAAATAATATCCTGTTCGGTATAATTTCTAGAACTCATTTTACTTAATAATAATATTATTATGAAATATTTATTTAAATTTTTAAATACTTAAAATCGGTTGGCAAGTTCAGGATGTGTTTCGGTAATAATTTTGAAATCAAGAGGTACAATCGGTTTAATGGGAGAAAAAGGTTCGTGGATTTCTCTAGCAGCACGAATACCGCTTCTTCGGGCCTTTTCAAATAGACGTTCCATTTTTTTTTCTTCGATACATTTTCTAGCAAACAAAACTCTTTTCGAAGTAACGCTAGATTGATTTTGTTGGTCAGAATCTGTTTTTGGTGGAGGTGCCATAATAATAAAATAGTAAAAATAGTATTTATTTAGTTTAAATAAATATTATTTAGTAATTAAAATAATTTAATGCTTTTTGCCAGTTTTCTTTGCGGGCTTAGGGCCCTTCTTGAAACGAAGGGTTCTTCCCTTTCTCTTGAAGAACTTAGGTCCCTTCTTGGTGCTTCTCATAGCCTTAGCTTTGCTAGTGAAAGGATTGCTTTTGCTTCCTACCTTTCCAACCTTCTTTGCTTTTTTGGGAGAGCGATGTCTGCGGGGTTTTCCACCAGATAGATTCATTATAATATAGTAAAAGAAAAAAATTGAATAAAGAATAAGAATAGATATAAAAATAGTAAAATGAAAAGTTACAGATTACTAAATATAACGAAAAGGACAATATTAATGTTAGTAATCATAATAAAGGTATCGAGTTATAATAATCCTAAAGTTATACAAAAATACGCACGCGATAATTATAAGTTGGTTCCATATTTTGCGAAAAATTATATGAAAGATCTTACGAAATATGAAAAAGAAGAATTAGTACAAGAAGGATACATAGGATTATTATACGCAAGTAGAAAGTATAATGAATCTCTGGGATTTAAATTTTCAACATATAGTAGTTATTGGATTAAAAGATATTTATTGAATTATTTAAATAAAAAAGAAAAAATCGCTCCTTTTCCAATAAATCTCGATGTAATTGCTTATAATGATTACAAAAAACAAATTAACCTAGATGTATTAGACGAGTTAGAGAAACAGCTAATTATAGAAAGATATTACGATAAAAAAAAAGTAAAAGATATAGCATTACATCACAAATTAAGTAGAAACACGATAACCAATAAACTAAAACATAGCATCTACAAACTACATAAAGATAATATAGAATAAAGATTTATTTAGATTTAGATTTATCTTTAAGATAAACATCAGAAGAAACCCATTGAAAACTCTCACTTTTTTGCAGCTTAGCGGCAGATCTTGTGATAGGTCCAGTTCTTTTAGATTTTTGCATAAATCCCCATTTTTTTTCGCGACGAAATGGTATAAATAATGTCCAGCATCCAGTAGAACCAGGTTGAATTTGAATGCGGTGTAGGTGATTGGATTTAACTTTTCTCCAGGAACCAGCTGGATACCATGTAGTAGTTTTTTCTTTCTTAGAAGTTAAAGTGGTTTCGTAATATCCTCCACGAAGAATAAATGTTATAAAGGACCAAGGATGATCGTGTAGGTCTTCTTCGTCGCTTTTAATTATGTGATGAATAAATATATTAAACGGAAAATTTTGTCGTTCTTTAAAGAGAAGATAATAGCGTACAAGATATGGTTCTTTTCCATAGCGGTCAAGTATAATTTTTTTTTTCCCAAGTTTTTCCATGGACCAATCCCAAGCGATAAACATATATTTTCCAATATAGCATAAAATAAAGTAAATAAGTTTAAAAAGTCGTATAAGACTAACTACGATAGTTTGATAACCAAATATAAGATATACCTTTGTAAAAATATATATTTCCTTACTTAAATCGTGGTTGCGATATTCCATTTGGCAAATGTCATTAGAAGAAACCATGTTTAGTAATAGATAAATATATTATTTTATATCAATTTTATAAAATGAAAAGAATGGATAAATTTGTAATGTACGAGATATTATATTTTTTGCCCAATGATAGTTTAATGAAATTGTTAGCAACAAATAAAGAGATAAATGAATATTTAATTGATGCAACATTTAAAAATAAGATAATACACAGAAAACACCCTGTGGTGTTTAATATATGCGATAATTTTTGTAGGAAATGTAATTTTTTTGATATAAAAAAATATCATATATATTTTAATCCTTTACTAGGAACGGCAAGGTGCCATCATTCTTGAAAAATGTAGTTAGGGATCTTAATTTATTTTAAGTTATAGCGTTCTTTTAAGTTATTTATTAATTCTTTAATATTTTTCCTGTTTGCTTCACCATTAGTTTCCAATTGAGTAATTTGTTGGTGTAATTTTTCATTATGTTTTCTTAAATTAGCCAGTTTATCAAATACACTTTTAAATTGATGGTGATTAGCTCCCTCCGAAATTGAACGCGAAATTGGACCCGGAATTGAACCCGGAATTGAACCCGAAATTGAACCCGAAATTGGACCCGGAATTGAACCCGGAATTGAACCCGAAATTGGACCCGAAATTGAACGCGAAATTGGAGGATTTCTTAGCGCGCCGCCAGATTGTTTTTTAGTTTTAAGTTTTTTAATATTGCGTTTCTTACGAAGTTTAGTTTTTCTAAGTTTATTGATAAATTTTTTATTACGTTTAGTTTTATTTTTTTTTAATTTATATCTATTATTCGTTTTTTTGGGCATGTATATATTATATAAAGTAAATAATATATAGAATAATTATAAAGGTAGTAAAGTATGGTATCATTTTGGAATGGTATAGTAATGTGTTTACCATTTTATACTAAATGTAAAACATGTAAATATTTTCATTCAATTTCGCCAAAGCGCGCTAAATGTCGTCATTTTATAAATTTAAATGTACCATTTATTCTAGAAAAACCAAATGAATTTTATTGTGAGGATGATTTATATTTAGATGTAGAAGTAGCCAGGTTAGATAGAGGATTATGTGGAAGAAACGGAAGTTATTACGAGCGAAGAATAAAATAAGTTAAAATATAATATAGTGATAGTATAATATATGAAAACAAAACGAGTACAAAAAAAACAAAAAAAACAAAAAAAACAAAAAAAACAAAAAAAACAGAAAGAAACAAAAAAGGTGCATATAATAAAAACGACAACACCAAAAGAGATAATGAATTTTACGGAAGCGATTCCAAACGGACGTTCAGGTGGTCCAAAGATAATGAGCTATGAGCCAACTATAAATAAGGAATTATCGGGATTAGTATCTTTAAAGCCTAAAGCAATAACAAATAAGAATTGTTATAATGAATTACAAGACAAGGCATCAATATCATTAACTCACGGTCAATCAACCCCTCCAATAGAATATCCTACGCCGATGATAGGAGGACCAGAATGTTTAAAAATAACGGATCCAAAAGCACAAAAAATATTGTTGGACAATATAAATTCAAAGAAATTAATACCGGCATCAAAAATAACAGCACCATTACAATATTTGGCAAACTGTTGGTTTAATAGTGGATTTATGGCGATGTTTATTAGTGACAAGGGGCGAGAATTTAATAGAAGTTTTAGACAATCTATGGTAGAGGGAAAAATAATAGGACAAGGTGGAATTAGAATAGAAATAGTTCCAAAGAAACTAAGAAACGCGTTAGGTTATTTTGCGATTGCTATAGATGCATGTTTAAGAGGAGATCCAATAATGCATAAATTAAATACGAATCATCTGTTGCTATCAATATATAAATCTATACCAAAGGCAAAATTGCCAAAAGAAATAACTATAAGCAAATTAGACAGACCGGGAAATCCGATACCTTACTATAAAGCGTTGTATAATTATTTATATGGAAATAAGAGTGGAGCATTTCCAATAGAATATATAGAGATATTTAATATACCAAACATACCGGTGGATAAAGAATTTTATAATTTAGAAAATATGATAAATCATTACATGGAACAACAAAGATTAGGATTACCAGATTTATTTGTAATAGAAATATTTAATAATGAGGAAAAAAGAATAAATGCGTTAGATCCATCAAAGACGATAGTAAAGAAACCTTTAAAATTTAAATTAAGAGAAGGAGAGTATATATTAGATTCAACAATAATAAGGGATACTACAAACAGTCATTTATGTGCAACATTAACTTATGACGGAAAAGAATATGGATTTGACGGAGAAAGTTTGCATAGGATGGATCCGTTTAAATGGAAAAAATATATAAACAAAGACAAAAGATGGTCATTTAAAGGTTCAACTTGGAAAAGTGATGGTCTAGCAGGAAAGAAAGGAGATAATGTATATTGGAATTATAAGGATGGATACCATGCATTATATTATTATCGTATAAAATAGAGATGAAATATACTATACATATTTTAAAATGAATAGTTTAAATATGTATATTAATCATTTTTTTCTTCTTTTTCTTCTTTTTCATGCCCGGTGCAGCCATTATCCTTTAAAAGCAAAGAAACTTCATCTACTAAATCACTAGTAGATGTAATGTAGTAGTCAGGTACAAAAGCGTGTAGAAGTGCCTTGACGCTGCCTTTTCCTAATACATAAGAAAAATATAAAGATAATTTCAAATGCTTAAGGTAAGTCATGCAAACCTCTCTTGGGTGGTTAAAATAAGATTCTACCATATATTTGAATATGAATATATTATTATTTTTAAATATTATTTATAATAATATTAAATACTAACACATAATAATAGTAGATGAAAATAATAAAGATACTATTAATTTTAAATGCGTTATGGAATGTAGAATCAAGAAAAGAAATGAATAGATTTCCAACGAAAAGATGGATGGTAATTTGTAGGTCAAGTAATATAACATATTGGTATCGGAATAAAACGTTGGAGTTAAGCGATTATCTAAAAGAGAACATGGATGCTTTATACATGTAGAAAATTGATATGAAAATAATATTTTAAATATAGATAAAAATATGTGTGATTTTAGTTCTATAATATGTTTAAATAAAGAATTAAATAAGTCAAGTTTTTTTGGATACTCAGATATGTTGATGATGGTATATGAATATTTAAATATAAAAGAAAAAGTGGCGCTAATAAAATCTATTTACTTAATAAAAAATTCATTAAGTAAATACCATGTTAAATATATAAAAGATGTAAATAATATATTGAAAATTTTAATATGCAGTAGTTTAAATATATATTTTACTAGTATAGCTAATACTATAGATAGACATATTAAGGGTATATATAGTAATATAGTAAGCTCGACAAATTTAAAAATCTTAGAAATGAAAGAAATACCCGTAGAATACAAGAATTTTGTAAAAATAGTGCATGAATTATCAATAAAACAGCATGAAGTGTCTAAATTAGTATTAATTCATCCTGACAATATGATAAATGAATTATATGATTCACTTAAAAGAAGATCAAAAGCAGCTGCGTTAATGTATAAAGTTTCGTCGCACCCGCATCATAGTACGCTTTGTTTTATAAATGACGAAAATTATAGAGACGTAGAAAGAAAATATTTTGTATCAGAAAGATTTTATTTATTTGAACCAGATCCTCATTACGATTATAATATAGAAGATTTAAATTTATTAACATTTAATGAAGCAATAAAAGAATTACTACAATAATTAACTATATATTTGATTTAATTGTTTGGATACTAATACAAAGGTGGTGCATTTAGACATATGTTTAATACATTTTGCGCCGATGTAAGTGCATGTGCTTCTAACCCCTCCAAGATAGTCAAGAATAGTATTATTAACGGGTCCTTTGTATGGAACTTCAACGACTTTGCCTTCGCTGGAACGATAATCATTTTTTTTACCATAGAACTCGATCATAGCATGTTCGGAGCTCATTCCATAAAAGATTTTATATTTTTTTTCATTACCAAGTTGGTCATTTTTAACGATGAGTTCTCCAGGATTTTCGTCGTGTCCGGCAAAGGCGCCACCCATCATAACAAAATCGGCCCCTCCGCAAAAGGCTTTTGACATATCTCCTGGGCAGGTAATACCTCCATCGCTTACGATGAATTTGCCAACGCCATGTGCGGCATCAGCGCATTCAAGAACGCAACTAAGTTGAGGCATACCGACACCGGTTTTTTTTCTTGTGGTGCAAACGCTTCCGGGTCCGATGCCAACTTTAACGATATCAACGTCGCCTTCAATCATTAGAGTTTCAACCATTTCTCTAGTAGCAACATTACCGGCCACGATAATGTGATGAGGGAAAGCGTTTCGTACCTTTTTACAAAACTCAAGAAACTTACTTATGTATCCGTTGGCAATATCGATGCATATCCACTTGAAATCAATAGTAGAGGCAATATTAGAGAGATTTTCAAAATCTGCATGACTTATGCCGGTAGAAATCATAAAATAGTCGGGATTCATTTCGCCATAAGTATCAATAAATTTTTTAAAGTGTTCGGGTTTGTAAAATTTATGCAAAGCGGTTAGCATCTTATGTTGGGAAAGTTGTTGATATATTTCAAATGTGCCTGTAGTGGACATATTAGCAGCGATGACAGGAACGCCGTTCCATATAGCACCATGTTTAAAATGGAAAGTTCTGGTTAAATCAACTTCATTTCTACTATTAAGTTCGCTTCTTTTAGGTCGAATAAGGACTTGATCGAAATCTAATTTTGGTTCAAAATCTATCTTTGGCATATAATATTTATTAGTGGTAAATCTTTAAGTAATAGAAAATGTTTTAATTTTCTATAGGAGTTGCGATAATACTTTGATCTTGTGATATATAATGAATATTAGAAGGAGAAACAGGGACAGCGGTGATAGTTTCCGTAGAATACATTTCATCTGGATATACTTGATGGATATAAATATTATCGGGAATAGTTTCGACGACCTCTGCGGGTACGGCGGTGTGGTCTATATGGAGATTATCTACAATATCGGCATTTACAAATATATCTTGATTGTTTTCTATGATTAGATTTCTATGTCTTTCTATATCTATGAAATAACAGCAGCATGAAATTGCCAAAATAAAAATGAGAATATTAATAATAACAAAATATTTTTTGCTACTAAAAATGATAAAAAAAATAACATATATTACAACAAAAGCCAAGCAATTGCATAGTGAATCATTATTGTGTGCATGTCTTCGTTGTAAATTTCTTTGTTGGAATCTTCTGTGTGCGGTCGAGCGATTTACAAAATGGGGCATATATTAATGTATAAAATAAAAATATAATTTTTACATGTTTATAAATTTATATTTTAAAATGGTGAGAAATTTGCAGTGGATTATATCGATTAGGAACAACACCAAAAATACTAAAAGTATGAACATAATTCATAATATGGTCACTATTAAGGATGGTAGTTTTATTGTCCCATATCATGCGTAAAATATTTAGTTTAAAAGCTTGGTTTATAATATCAAAAGTACCTTTATTTAATGTAGCGATAGGACAGCCGTGTTGTACGAGATATTTAAGATTAGAATTAAAGGTATTTTTTTCAGTAGTGTACCAAGAAGATTCAAAATAGCTATATCTTTGATAGATAGTTAAAACGTAGTAGTTAATTTCCGTATTGCTGCATTCGCGAACCATTCCTTTAAAGGAGTTTTTTTTGGAGTATTGAATGACAATAGCTATAAAGGATTTTTCTTTATATCTTCCAATCATAATAGGGTATTTCATATGTTGCAATTGGATATTCTTGGTGAATTCAATAAAATAAGTAGGATTTTGCCATTTAAATTTTTTGTTATCAAAAATAGGATAAAAGAGCATATCATGGAATCCGCCGGCAAGCTCTATGATGGGTTCTGGAAAATAATTTTTAATAAAGGCCGATTTATGTATAAATTTTTTTCTAATAAAATCTTTTGGAAAACCTTTATTAAAATAAGAACAAGAAAGTGAAAGATTATAAAGGTCGAGTAGTTCATCTATAAATAAAAAAATAATATGAAAGCAGTCTTCAGGGAGATCCATAAATAATAATAAACGTAATATTTAATAAGTTTAAAAATTGAAATAGAGAAAAGTATTTTTAATAAAGTAAAGTAATAAGATGAATCATTCAAGCAAACTAGGGAATGAAAAGATAAGTGATGAAGCAGCTCCTCCTGTTCCTCCTGCTATAAAAGGGGTGGTAGCAGGAAAAAATGATAATAATGGGTGTGAATTTCCCCCACCGATGTATGCGAATCCTTTTGTAGAACGAGAGAATGGTAAGAGGGTATTAAGGCCAAATAGTCCATTAGAATCACCTCCGGAGGCTACAACGCCAAAATCGTGTCATTCCTCTCCGTTGAATTGTATGAAACTTCCAAGCTACGATTTTAAGGAGGAACAACTGATTGAAGCGCTTTTATCGCTTAAGCAAACAAATATCAATAAATAAACGTGTAAAGAGATAATATTATATATAGTAAGATTATATGGCTGATATAAGTATAGAAAACAAAACATATGATTTAAGAGAATTTACAAAGATTCATCCAGGAGGTGAAAAAATAATAAGCGTATTTTCTGAGAGTGATGCAACAAATGCATACCAAAGTTATCATGGACGTAATTTTCCTCATGATAAAATGAAAAAGTATTTAACAAAAGAACTATTAAATGACGATGGTTGTATTTTTATGGATCCAGAATATTTAAAATTACATAGGGATGTAAAAGAGTATTTGAAAAAATATTTAAAAACAGATGGTTATGCGCCGTTTGAGCAGTGGATAAAAATATTTTTTTTGATAGTAATAACATTATATGTAGAGGTTTCATCGTTATATAATAGAAATCGCAGTTTTACTTCATCGATAATAATGGGTATATTATATGCATGGGTGGGGTTAAACATACAACATGATGCAAATCATGGTGCATATAGTAGAAATAGTAGAATGAATGAATATCTAGGATATTCTCAAAATTATATAGGAGGTAGTGCGTTGATGTGGATGTATGAACACATAGTAAATCATCATCAATATACAAATAGTATGGAAAAGGATCCGGATATTCAAGGCGGTGGAATATTAAGATTTTATAAAGAGAAAGAAAATAGTAAGGCAAGATGGTATCATAGATTTCAAGATAAATATATATTTGTATTGGAAAGTTTATTTGGTTACTTAGTAGTAATAACTACACCATTTGAATTATACACAAATAAGTATGGATTAAAGTATAAATTACCTAGTGCGGTAGAAAAATGGCGTCGGAAGGAGCAAGTAATGAATATTTTATTTTTGGTACGTTTTTTCTTATTGCCATATATATTATTTAGTGATACATTTAAAATATTATTATTAAAATGGTGTATGACGATAACAACAACCGGATTTTATTTAGCATTTTTCTTTGCAATATCACACAATTTTGACGAGGTGAAAATGTTTGAAAAGGTGGATAATTCTAATTTTGCCAAAGATCAAATAGAGTCATCGTGCAATGTGGGTGGTAAGATATTGTGTTATTTTAACGGTGGTTTAAATTATCAGATAGAGCATCATTTATTTCCAAGGATAGCTCACTGGTATTATCCGTATATATCACCTATAGTGAAAGACTGGTGTACATCAAGAGGGATAAGATACACACATTACCCATCAATAAAAGATAATGTAGCCGCGATGATGATAAGATTAAATAAATTAGGTATTGATAAAAATGAAAATAAAGGTAAAGAGCATAATTCAAATTCATATGGTGATATGTATGAAAAGGCAAGAAAAGCCTATAAACCTTTAACAAAAGAAGAGCGAAAAAAAAGAATAGAAATATTTTTCAAGGAGAATTATAATGTAGTAGAGTCGGTAGATTTTACATCAAATGGATATAAAAGTAATTAAATAAAAATTGAATCTATTTTATAATAAGATAATTTTTATTATAAAAATAAAATGACTACTAGCAAACGAAATTTTTATGATATGCTTGGTGATGATTGTGTTGATGCTAACGATACCGATGAAACGGAGAAGCTTGAACGGAAGGCAAAAAAGAAGCTTCGTGAAATAGAAAAATTAAAAAAGAAGAAGCACAAAACTCCGGAAGAATATGTGAAAATACGGGAAGAATCTTACTGGGAAGAGATTGCAACACCACCGGAGGAAGATGTTCCTAGTAAGAGAGAGAGAGATTTAAGGAGCCGACAAGAAAAACAGATTGAGAAAATAAAAAAAGAGTATGAGCGTAAATTACAAAAAGAAATAAGTATGCAAAAAAAGAAGATTATGTTATTAGAAGGGAAAGTTCGTGGATACGACGAAAATAAAAGATTGTTTTATAAAACCATCTCGGAACAGGCGAAAACAATATCGGAACAGTGTAGAAAGATAGATGAATTGAGTCGCGGAATACGTCCGGATAGTTCTTCATCAATAGATATGGTAGGGATTTTGAATGAAGAAATGGATAAATTGAGAAAAGAGGAACCTACCAGTAGTCCAATAAAATTATGGAGAAAAATGATGTTAAAATATCATCCAGACAAATTATCATCAACATTGGGAACAAAGATGTCAACTGAAATTACTAATGTATTGACAAATATGAAACCCGAATAATAAAGAATAAGATTATTGAGAAGCGACGTTAGAGAGATTTTTAAAGGTGTCATATAAACATGTAAAATAGTTTCTAGAATCATAATAAATGTCATGCTTTTTAAATAATTCTTTAACGTATGGAGCTACAAGAGGACTTCGGAATTGTGGAAGGGATGGAAAAAGATGATGTTCGATTTGAAAATTCAAGAAGCTCATCCACCAAGAGCATATAAAAGAAGGATTACAATTGGTAGTATGATTTGCAGAATAGGTAATCCAATCTTGATATTTATCTTCGGGAACAATATCACGATGGGTATGACTGACCGCAAAATTAATGAAAATATAATTAGCGGCGACAACAGTTTTAAAAATATATATAAAAATACTTTTTTGTATAGTCCATGAGTTAATATATGAGAATAAGGCCCAAAGAGCGAATCTTGCGGTAATAGTAAATAGTTCATAATATTTTTTTGTTCTTAAACAGAATCTAGGATGAAGATAGAATTGCCAGAAAAAAACAACAAGGGTGGTAATAACAGGAAAGAATAGGTAAGCTTGATAAGAGATCCATAATTTAAGGAAAGGATTATGTATTTTATGGGCGATAATTTTGTGAAAAGCAACTAGTGGTAGTGTGTCAAGGTCAACATCATGATTTATTTTTTGAGGGGTTGCGTGGTGTTTATTGTGTTGATTTCTCCAATAGGATGCAGACATTCCGCAGCCTAATCCGTAGAATACGGTTTGTATTTTTCTATCGGTTTTAATAATTCCAGTAAGACTATAGTGTCCAGCTTCATGCATAAACCAACCGGAACGGCCTTCTGCGATACCAAATATAAGGCATGCGATGGATGTATTTAAAATTCTAAAATAAAATAATAAGCTGGCAACAAAAAAAAGAGAAGTAATTTCTAGTATGCGATATATAACATGACGAATTGAAGGTTTAAAGTATCCACATATGATTAATTTATTTTTAAGTATATAGAAATCCTTTAATAATTGTTTATTTTTGGGATATTGAATAGACCCTTCAGTTTTAATTACGGGTAATGTTTTAAGGATATTTCTAGCATAGGTAGAACGATAATGAAATTCATTAAATGCAGCGGTGGCATCGCTGTTGGCATAATATTTAATAACGGAGCCTCCTGGATGTATCTTAATAAAATCAGTAATATCATAAATTTTTCCATCTATAAAAATAGACGTCATTTTAGATATGTATATATATATAATATTATTATTGTAAAACTTTTATATTATAAATGAAATATACATAGAAAAATAACTGTAATATAGAGTAATATGCGTTCAGTAGTAGCAAGCGTTTTTATGCTTATGATGGGACAATCATATGGATTTATTGGGCAAACAAAACCAATTGTTTCTTCTTTTAATTATCAAGGGGATATTGGCCCGGTAGGTTATTTCGATCCTGCGAATATGGCAAGTAGTTTGTCGGAGAAAGATTTGAAATATGTTCGGGAGGCGGAGTTGCAGCATGGTCGCGTAGCGATGATGGCATTTTTGGGTTTGGCTGGGCTAGATTTGGCGCAAGACAAGCTAGCAATTAATTTTTTGTATGATCTAACGTGGGAGCAGCAGTTTCCTTTTTGGTTTGGAGTAGGTTGTTATGAATTTGCGCGAATGGGTGCGGGATGGAAGAATCCTTTTGTAGAGAAGGGGGCATATTTTAAGTTGGAAGAAGGTTATCAACCAGGTAATGTATTGAAGCTTCCAAAGGAGATGTATTCTGATGTACGACTTAACCGCGAACTATCGAATGGTCGGCTGGCGATGCTTGGTAGTCTAGGGTATATTGCGGAAGAGCTAGTAAAGCAACATCAGCTACTTTAAAAATACACGGCGTAAAAAATAAATAAATAATAAATTTTTACATATTTATTTATAAAAATTGAACCAGATTAAAACACTTTTTAATGTATAGTAAAAAGAAAGAAATGTCTAATTTTACGGAAGGTACTACACCATATGGTCGTTTTACGCGAACGCAGACAAGTATTACATATAAGTATCCGTTTTCGTTTGTGGGCACGGTCCCTCCATCCTGTGATGTGATTATACGAGTAGCGTATAAAAAATCAGGAAATGTTGATGTGTTTGATATTAGTTATACAAATTTAGTAGAAAAAAAGAGTGTAAAAAATTACAGAGAAAATTTTGCGATTTCATATTGTCATCCTTTGGCGGAAACAATTATAGCACAGGACGATGAAAGTTTAATGGAAGGAAGTATAGTTGCAGCAAATCCAATAACCTTTAACATGATAGAATGTTTAATGCGAGAAGAAACGGACGAGGTAGGGCAGTATAATACGGGGGTGGTTACTGAGAAATGTTATAAGGGACAGATAATGCGAGCACTTGCGGAGATGGAACTTTAACTAAAAATTAATTAAATTATTTAAAGTATTTATTTTTGGTTTTCCTACGTTTTGTTTTTTTTCTACGTTTTGTTTTTTTCCTACGTTTTAAACCACCACTAATTTTTTGTTTTTTAATTTGTTTTTTAATATTATCGTTTTCACCTGCAGTAATTAGCGCTTCACTTAATTTTCTTTCGTGTTCAAGGAGATTATCATTTCTTGTGATATACTTTTTAACCGAGCTTTTATTATTTTGGGATAATATTCCTCTGTTTAAAGTACTATTCAAATATTTCTGAATATCTTCGGTAGTTCTAAGAAATTTTTTATCATCCTCTTCATCACACGCAGATTCGTATTTTTTTTTAAATTCAGTTAATTGTTTGCTTAATAGCGTATCATTTTTTATATGGTGTTTCAAAGTAATAAGGTTTTTATATAATTCTGCATCAGTTTGTAATTTATATTTCGCTAATTCAGTTTTTTTTTCTTCATTCATTTGTTTTACACCAGGAATTTTGTTAAACGTTATTCGAGGTGTATACATATTATTAATATATTATAGTAGATAGATATTAAAAATTAATTTATTTTTTTTTAGCCATATGGCGTCCATATTTCATCCACAATAGTACGCTTACGGTGAATCCAAGCAAGAATCCCGCTACACACTGGTCAGGATGTTCACCTAAAAGTGGTCTAGTCACCATAGGACCTAGAAAGAAGGTAAGAAAAGAATAAAAAAGCATGATGGCGATCATGGTAGGACTACTTAAATGAACCATTTATATAAGCAAATATTATAAATAAAATATATAATTTATTTATAATGAATATAATCCAAGAAGAATCTTATAAAATGCCCCCACGCCGTTCTCATAGAGAGATGCTAAAAAAAAAAATTGTTTCACTTAATAAACTTATATATGATAAAGAGTATGATATATCTAAGGTGTCAGAATTATGTTTTAATAAACTAAGAAACGCAAAAACTGTATGTTTAGTTGGAAATGGTCGGGTTGAAAAAAATGTGAGCCATTTAATAGAAAAATTTGATGTAGTTATAAGATTTAACGATTATAGTAATGCAACCTGTGATAAATTAGTTGGAAGAAAAACAGATATTCATTTTTTATCTTTGATGAACAGTAATAAGGAAGGTGGACAGGATAATTGGTTAAAAGATTGCGATTGCAGAATAATCATAGAAATACACAGAGAAAAATTATATGAAAAATTAAGTGATACATTTAAAAAAAAAACGATAGCACCTTCTATGGATTATGTCCGTTCGCTAAAAGAAATAGGTGAAATTACTAGGGGATTTTATGGATTAGGAATTTGTTTACAAGTAAAAGAAAGTGTAAATAAAGATATGAAAATATATATTATAGGTTTTGGTGGAAAAGGTCATCATTTTGAAAAACGTGTGCATATATCGCATAATCACGGAGAAGAAATTAAACTAATTAAACAATTGAAGGTTCAGAAAACTATAATAGATTTACAAGATTGTGATAATAAATTTAAGGTGTCGCGTGCACACATAGACGAGCTAATGGCGACATTTATAAAGCTTCGTGATGAAGAGGATACAAAAGAATCGATATTATTAAAGAAATACTGGCGGATTATTGAAGATAAGGGACACCTGTCTAATTTTATTACATTAAACAACGGAGATCTTGAGACAACCAAGGAACAAATATTTTCATATATTGAGTGGCAATTACCAGAAAATGAGAAAGATCTGCGACGCGACTGTGATGTCCAAGCAGATATTTTTGTACCTAAAGTAGACCCAAGTGTTCTAGATTTATAATTTAAAATAATATATTATATATAATGCAAAAAAAAAAAACAAGAAAATATAAAAAAACAAGAAAATATAAAAAAACAAAAAATAAGAAAACAAAAAAAAGTTTTTTATACAATCCCGATAATCCCAAAAAAAGTTTTGATGTTTATATAGATAAGAATCCAAAGGATACTATAAAGATAAAATATACTACAGTAGAAGATGTAAAGGAAACGATTAAGAAGCTGGAGAGATTATTTAAAGGGAAAAAGTATCCGCATAAAAGAATATGGCAAGTAGGAATGATTTTAAAGGTAAGGTTGGAGGCGATGTATAAATATCGAAATACGAAATATAAAAAAGCAAAAAATATAGTACCGAGATTTAAATTAGCGGAAAAGTATTTTAAATTTCTGGGACGAAGAAGCAAGACGGATGGATTTAAGCAAAGAAGGAGTATGGTTTTTAAGATATAATATTAACGATGTGTGCTTTTTTCTTTTCTTATATGATTAAATCTCTCCAATTAAAAATTTTGGAAGTAGTTTTTGTTTAACAAAAGAAGGATGTCCAATACTATTAAAAAGGTTTGTAGCATCCTTTCCCACGCCTTTCATAATGACCATGCCACCTGGATGTTTATCTATCCAAGAGGTAATATTATATACCTTTTTATTAATAACGATCCAGGCATCTGTTTTTTTATTATGCTTTTTAACTTCTTCCATGGTAAATTTTTTTTTCTTTGATTTACCAGTCTTCTTGGTTTTATTTGCTTTACCACCTCCATGGTTCTTTTTTGTAAGAAGTCGTGGAGAGATGACATCGCAATCTATTTTTTTAAATACTTTATCAGCGGTTATAAGAGCTCCTTCACACCAAGCTTGATAAGTGGAATAATTTTCTCCACAGATATAAAAATTAGGCATTAAATTCAAGATTTTTTCAGAGATGTAATCGCTATCAACCCCTTTTTTCCATACGGCTACGCCCATATCCCAGTAAGTAAATTTAAGCCATATGCTTTCAGGAATATCCATATTAAAAGTAGATTTTAGTTTTGCGTGTAATATTTTTTTAAACTCATCTTCTGTTTTTTCTGTATACAATTTCAACCAGTATTTTGAATTTTTTAGGTCGGTATAACTAGTCATAATAAGACCAGAATCTGGATGAATAGGAATAATATACTGAAGTTGGTTATTGGTAATAGTTTTAGGTATTGTTTTAAACCAAGGTTTCTTATATATTTCGTATATACGTAATAGGTCAACATCCTTAACGGATTCGATATCTTTATGATGTGGTTTTAATATATCGAAGCCAACCAAACTCTTTCTTGGTAAAGCACAAACTACTTTTTTGGTTAAAAGCTGGAGAGATTTATCGTCGGAAGTTTTAGTATAACACACTTTATATAATGACGAATCATGAATAAATTCAATATCATCAACCATGCAACCACTTTTTAGTTTATAACGCCTAGGATAGGAAGGATGTTTTTTTATTCGAGAAATCATAGTATCTGTAATACTTTGAACACCATTTTTAAGAACAAAATACTTATGACTTTGTTTATAATCTGTTTTAAAGAGCCTACTGGAATCATACGCATTCAATAAGGTAAAATCAGAAGTATATTCAAAAACACGAATCATTTTATCAACTACCGTTTTTGAAATGTATTTCTCCAAAAATTCCTTAAAAGTAAATCGCTGAATAAATGATTTAGATAAATCCTTTATTTTTTTTAAATTTAAAAAATCGTATAGACGTTTCATAACGCCATTTTTTATATGAGTTTTATTAACACCATTCTCAATATAATCGCTTTTATTACTTATTGGATATATATCCTTATCTAACTTAAGTTTTTTAACTAACTTCATAATGTGTTCGTGATGAAAACCCAATCTTCCTGCACCTAAATCAACAAGATAATCGTTTCCATTTACTTTTTCATGATGCGTATAGACTCTACCGCCAAATCTATTGCTAGATTCTAATAATACAACCTTTAAATTTTTATGTTTTTCAATAAGTTGATGCATAAGGTATATACCAGATATACCTCCGCCTACAATAACAATATCATATGACATAGTATACTATTATAATTAGAATAGATAATTATAAAAATAAATATAAAAATATAAATTTAAAAATATAAAATGAAAATTGTGTTGCTATTAAGTATTTTAAACGAGGTTTCAAGTTTAGCATATAATTTATGTGTAGTAGGGGCATCGGGTGGATTAGGTCGTGAATTAGTATATCAGGGTTCTTTAGATAGAAATAAAACGGTGTTAGCTCTGACATCACAGCCAGTTTTAAGAGCACCGTGTCGCGTAAATTCTTTTACAGAAATAAAGAATCAACCGATCTATATAACTAATAAAGTTAAGCGAGAAAATTATTGGAAGGATTTATCGAAGTTTGATTATGAACATATAGTGTTTACAACAAGCGCAAAACCGTTTAAAGAAGACTATTCGGACCGTTTAATGTGTAAGATAATGCAGGATTTGCCGAAGAGTTGTAAAACGGTGACTCTGATAAGTGCATACGGGGCTGGAGATAGTTTAAAAAATAATGAAATGGCCATACAAGCGATGAATCGCTGGTATTTAAAAGACGTGTACCGAGTAAAAAATGAGCAGGAAAAGATGTTGGATTATAACATGTTTAAAAAGAAATATCCAAATTTAAAAAGATACATATTACGACCAAAAGCATTATCGTACGGTAAAACACTATTAAATTCGGTAACAAGACAAGATTTAGCAAATAACATATTAGATAACTTATTTACGGAGGATAGTTTAATAGATATTCTATAACTAATAGTTAATACAAAGAATCATAAGAAGTGACATCCACAAAGGATTAGCTTTTTTTTTTTTATTTGCTTCTCCCTTATCTCCTTCGTCGTGTCCATAAAACCCATTACCGTAATAATATCCTTGTCTTGTGCCATCAGGATTAATTTTTTTAGGGGGCTGCTTTAAACCTACATACATATCATTACCAAAATAATAAGCAGTTTTATATTTTTTTTTTGAACCAGAAGACATATAATTAATAACAAAAAAAAAATATAAAAAAATTTTAACTATGAAGATGTTTAAAAATATCATCTAATATTTTCTTATTAATTTTTGCATCATTATATCCATCGTTAAATAAAGCATTAGCGTCAAAACCGTTTATTTTTCTTAATCCAGGCATAGTAATATACTTTTCATTATCCCATAATTTTGAAGAAACATGTAAAACGGAAGAATCGGGTTTAAGGTAAGATATTTTTTTCAATCCTCCATCAAAAGCAAGTTTATTTTTATATCTTTTAACTGCTCCGCCGCCGATAAGGAAAGGTACGTGAGAACTAGCTAAACAACAATCCAAAGCATCTTCAAGATCTATGAAAGAATTATAAATAGTATATTTTAAATTTAATTTATTATATTTTCCAAGTTGTGTGACACCAATATTTAACTTTTCTAGATTAAAATCTTCTGTTTTATAGTTTTTTAAAAACAAGTCTTTTATACTTTTTCCACATTTTGCTAAAGGTTGATTGAAATCAATATTGAATAGTTTTTCGATGATTTCGTCATCATTATTACCTTTATAACACATAAATAATGAATTCCATGAACCAGCGGAAGCTCCTAGATAATTATATTTTGTCATATCATAATTTTTTTTGATATAATAAAGTGTCCCCAAATAATAAAACCCTTTTATACCCCCAGGACTAACAGAGATAACATTTTCAGGAACGTTTGTAAAAGGATTAGAATTATGTAACCGAAAAGAGTTGGAGAGATGTAAAGTTAAAATACTTAATACAATAACAAATCTATTGGCGAACGAAAAAACCATAGTATTAATAGTATTAATAGTATGTAATATTTTATATAATGAAATAGATACAATAAAATTAAAATATTAAAAAATCTAAAGGCTAATTATAGAAAGATGAAATTTTGTTCCATAAGTTGTTTAATTTCAGTAGTATTTTTTGCATCCGCATTATTCAAATTAATGACGATGGACAAAGAGATGTACGACAAAGGATTTTCAAAAACATTATCAAGCGAACAGCTATCTAAATACAAGAATATAGTGGAAGAGCGTAAAAATATATCTTTACGGGGGTATGGTTTAGGATTTGCATTAGCGATAGGTATAATTGTTTTTAATATGTCTATGAGGAAAGAGAAATTAACAAAGATGTCTATGATATGTACAACAGCATCTACGGTATTTATAGTACAATATCTTTATTATATATTATCACCTAAATCAGACTGGATATTATTGCATTTAAATACACAAGAGCAAAAAGAGCGATGGTTAGATATATATAGAACGATGCAGTACAATTGTCATTTAAGTGTAGCATTAGGAATTATAGCGGCAGCGGCATTATCAAATACTTTTTGTTAAAATGTATATTAAGTTTTTTTAAAAATGAATTCATAATTCATTCCAATAATACCTGAATTTCTTTTTTTATTTTTTGAAATGTCCGTCATATTAATTTATATAATATATTTAGAAAAATAAACCCAATATAAAATTATGAACATACAAATACCTTTGATGGATTTATCAGAAACAGATGCAAAACCAAACGTATCTAAATACAGATTATATGCTTCTTTGTTAATCATTCCTTATATTTGGGCTTTGCCTTTTTTATCTGATATAGGGTTTGCCGAAAAAGACGCAACAACAATTTCGGGTTTTATAGCGAATGCTCATGCTACTGGGGCGTTAGCAGCACTATCTTTCAATCCATTAATTTTAATGTGGGAATATCAAATGTATTTATTATCTAAAAAAGTATATGAAAAATATAGAAATATCTTGTGGTCAAGTTTAACTTTGTATCAGGTTTTCTATGGGAGTTTTTTAACATGTACCGTAAATTATGTACCGGACTGGCTTCATACCACAACGGTTGTTTTATTTTCTACGGCATTTGTTGGTCATTCATGTATTATTATGTATTGTACTCCTCCAACGTTTATAGGAAAGATGGATCTTGTATTAGGTATAATAGGTTGCAGTTGCTTGTTATTTGCAAAAGGATTATGGTTTTGGGCATTTGAATGTTTAGGTTTTACGTCTATGATATTATTTACACCAATAGAAGTAATTAATTTTTAAAAGTGAACCCTTTTTCATTTTTTTCTTTCATACATGTAATATAATTATCAAAAATTTTTTTACATTTTTTTTCCTTTTTTTCAATAGTAAAAGTACTGTTAATATTTTTTTTCATACAATCCAAAAAATCCATTCTTTCTTTGTGGCAGGTTTCTAAAGAAAAAATATCAATAACATCCATATTATTATTAGACATAATTATAACACACAAATTTTATTTATATATTAAACATATTTAAAGATAATATAGAAATATATATTGTGTATCGGCACAGCAAAATACCAAAAATTAACCAACTAATCTAATTTTACGATGCATTATTTTTCGAGTAAAATAGTGTATAATTAATATCTTTTATGAAGAAGATAAAGGATTTTAAACAAATCAACGATACCGCAACCACCAGCAAACAGCAAATTTAAATCCAATCATCTTAAGATTAAAATAGCTGGTAGAACTGTATAGATTAAGTTTATAAACCATATCTATATGAGTAAAGAACAATTTAAACTATAAAACCTGTGTGTATGTATATGTATAGTTTGTTGCATAAAATTTTTTTACTATAAAATGTTATGCAAATATTTCGGTGAAACTATGAATTTAAAATATCGTACTTTAGTATAATGGGAAAAGGAGATAAATTAGATGAGGTCGCGATGGATCATGTTGTAGATTTGCTAGAGAATAAAGGTTTTAAAAACAAATTAATTAAAAAACTAAATGATGCGGTAGATATTCCGTTAATTAACGAAAAGACTGAAAAAAAGGTACTAGATTCAATTTATAAATTATTACTAGAAACAATAAAAGAGTTGTAAATTATTAATATAAATAATATAAATAATTTACTTGTATTAATATAAGGAATGGAACCGCAAAGGAATATTGCATCTAGTAATATTGTAAGTTTACCCGTAGCAAAAAGATCGTTTACCTTTGGAGAATATGAAAATTTTATAAGTAAATCACCTAAATTTACTTGGAGCGATTATAATAATTATCAACACATTATTTCAAAGTGTTATAAAATAGATGTAAATAGTTTTATTAGATTAGAAGATATAGTTTCGTTTAAATAAAAATAAGTTAAACATGTAAAATTATATAAAGAAATGTCATTAAAACCAGAAGTGATACTGGTAAATTTAAAAAATCATCAATCTTATATAATAGAAAATATCAAAAACTTATTATTATTTAAGAATACAAATATAACGATTATTACAGACAAAGATTTATTTGCAAAGTTTGATGATTTCAAGGAAAAAGTAAAGTTAATAGATGAAAAGGAATTAGATTTAAGTTATTTTGATGATAAAAATAAACAAAATGCAAAGTTTAGAAATGGATTTTGGCCATTAACTTCTAGGCGCCTTTTTTGTGTGTATGAATACATAAAGAAATATAATGTAGAAAGATGCTATCATTTAGAAAACGATACGATGGTTTATACGGATTTAAATCGGTTCGCGGACAAATTAAGCGATAAGTTATATATAACCCTAGATGCCCCAAATCGTTGTATAGCCGGAATAATGTTTATACCAAAGTATTTTAACATGATCCCTTTGATAGAAGATTATCAATATAATAAGAATGATATGTTGAATTTAGTTCGTTTTTATATTAAACATCCTTCATTTTGTGAAACATTTCCAATTATTAAGCCAAATACTCATTTTGAGTCAGAAACTGATAATCTATCAATAAATTATTCTTTATTTCAAGGTATCTTTGATGCAGCTGCAATAGGGCAATATTTAGGTGGAGTGGATCCAAGGAATATACGAAAAGATTCAAGAGGTTTCGTAAATGAAACATGTAAAGTAAATTATTCAAAATATAAATATAAATGGATAAAGAAAGAAAATTTATATGTACCACATGTAGAAATAGAAGGTGAATTTATACCTATATTTAATTTACATATACACTGTAAAAGGCTAGAAAATTTTATGGGTGATAATCCAACAGAAACAAAATTAATAGAACTATAATACGATAATTAAAAATATTATTAATATAACGTAATATTTATAATATTTGATATGAAAATTATTAGTGGAGAAAATATTCAACTACGATGTGATTATTTAATAGGAACAAAGAGGGATCTTGATTTTAATCCAAAATTAAAGCAAATAGCCAACTATAAAAAAATAAACATAGATGAGATGCGTAGTCCTTTACAAATAAATCATTTTTCAAAAATATGTTGCTATTCACATTTATTATTAAGAAAGGATTTTATAGAAAAAATGAAATTAATAAAAACAACATTTGATCTATATTTACATAACTCTGATTTAAACTTTACCAGTAAATATTTATACATATTTTCAGAATTAAAACATTTAAAAGACATTTACACTCAAAACATGTGTTTAGATGTTTCTAGAGTACATCCTATACCTATAGGTATAGCAAATGAGATGTGGAAACACGGAAATACAAATACTCTAAAAAAATATATAGAATTCATAAATACCGGTGAAATAAAGAAAACAAATGATATATTTTTTAATTTCAACGTATCTACAAATAATTCCGTAAGAAAATCATGTAAATATGCGATTGAAAATAAAAATATACCGTGGATAAATAATACGAAAAACCAAGAAGAATATTTGAAAAATCTCTCTAGTTATAAATTTGCAATATGTCCAGAAGGAAATGGTGTAGATACCCATAGATTTTGGGAATGTTTATACTTAAAAGTGGTACCGATATGTAAAAAAAATAAATTAGTTGATTATTATTCAAATATATTTCCAGCGTTGGTAATAAATGAATGGAAAGATCTTGATATAAATAGTTTAAATTATAACAACCACGATTGGAAAAACTATCACAAATTAGACTTAAATTATGTTATAAAAGATGAAATAGTGGAAATGGATGAAATAGATGAACCCGCATTTACATGTACCACATATGATGATCCAGAACAAGAAAGCGTTTTTGATATTGTTATACCGGTTGGACCTAACGAAAGTGATAATATAAAACATCAAATAGAATATACAAAAAAAAACGTAATAGGGTATAGAAATATATATATAATTTGCTTTGATCCAAAAACAAAAATAGATGATTGCATAACAATAGATGAAACTATATTTCCATTTAATATAAAAACAGTTTCCAGTATTCACGGCAGTTCTTGGAGAAATGGGTGGTATTTACAACAATTATTAAAATTATATGCAGGATTAATAGTTCCAAACATACTAGATACCTATCTAGTAATAGATGCCGACACCTTTTTTATGAAACCAACTAGCTTTATAAAAGAAAATAAATGTTGCTATAACTATGGAAAAGAATGTCATGCTCCTTATTTTAATCACATGAAATTATTAGATGGTTCTCTGAAAAGAATTGACAAAGAAAAATCTGGAATTTGTCACCATATGATGTTTGAAACAGAAAAAATAAAAAAACTATTTTCCCTTGTTGAAAAAAATCATCCTGGAAAAAAGTTTTATGAAATTTTTTTAGATAATGTGGATAGAAAATTCCATAGCAACGGCTCAGGAGCTTCAGAGTATGAAATGTATTTTAATTATATATTAACTTATCATAAAGATGAGATAATAATTAGAAAATTACACTGGAAAGACAGTAAAACATTAGATGCAAAAATGGATTATATATCTATACACTGGCATTTTAAATTTAAAGGATTAGAAAATTGGCGGGAAGTTCGAAAAAAATTAATAGAAGAGGCACAAGAAAAACGAAATAATTTAATGTAGATGGTCATATGTTCTAGAACGGTTGAAATTTTGTCCAGTATAATTAAAAAACCATGTTTCATTAGGGGGTGTAATTTTGTGTACTATGTTAGTATGTATAGTAGGACAATTAACAGCCTTAATATTATGTTTTTGACACATCCACCCCCAAAGTGGTTGGTCTCGATATGTAAGTTTTTTAGTTGAATGTATATTCCAAAAATCGTAAAAAGCATTTGTAATCTTTTCGTTATTTGGATCATATCCAAAGGTAGTATTTTCATATATACGTGTTTGTTTTGCATTAACACTTTTTAAATAGTTAATTATAGCTTCTTCATTCTGTTTGCTATGTTTTTTACATCTTGTACATAACATAGCTTCGCTATACGGATTACTTTTTAATGGATGAAATTTTTGAATTAAACCACTTTCACATTCCTTTATCTTTTTTGCAGTACCTTGCCAATCCATCCTTTCATTAGGACTGTAAATAGCATCACAATAAAAAATAATATCATATTTTTTATTCATAACATTTTTTAAATAGTGCCAACCCATAAATTTAATATATCTAGACTTGTATACATTATTTATCATGCACTGCTTTAAATTATCACTATCTTCGTCGTATATGTGCGTTAAAGTATTTAATACGTTATTATCTAAGTAAATCACGTTCCATGTATCATGTTTAAAAGATGTTAAATTTGTAAATAAGTAAAAATCATGATCTCCAAATTTTTTGAATTGCCCCACCTTATCCGTAGAACTTCTATCATCGGCTACTAAACTAGATATAAAACAAATTTTCATTATATATTATACCATATACTTGATTTTAAATTAAATTATAAATTAATAATTAAATACTTATTACGAATTATAATAATATGAGTAAATGGTGTGTGTTAGGTGATTGTCAGTTGAATTCATGTCATCACTGCTTTCCAGTTAAAAATTGTAGATTCAGTCATGCTTTTTGCATAGAGAATGGATGTTGTCCTGAAATAGAATCAGATGAAAATAAAAAAGTAGCTAATGATAGATATGTAGAAGATGCGATATTAGTAACAGGTTGTGCAGGATTTATTGGTTCTCATGTATGTTTATATTTACTAACAAGAGGAACTTTTGTTTATGGAATAGATAATTTAAATAATTATTATGACCCTAAAATAAAAAAAAAGAATTTACAACTTTTAAATGAATTTGACAATTTTGTCTTTAGAAAAGAAGATATAACTAATACTAGTATTATAAAAGATTGCAAACCTAAAAAAATAATACATCTAGCTTCCATGGCAGGTGTTAGATATAGCATTAAAAATCCTTTTATCTATAACAAAGTAAATGTGGAAGGATTTATACATATATTAGAAGAAAGCGTAAAATATAACGTAAAACAAATTGTATATGCAAGTAGTAGTAGCGTGTATGGATTAAATAAAAAAATCCCTTTCAGCGAAGATGATAAAATAGAAACATGCAATAGTCCATACGCATGTAGTAAAATGTCTATGGAGTTATATGCAAATACATATAGCCAACTGTATAATTTACCTTGTATAGGACTTCGCTTTTTTACGGTATATGGTCCAAGAGGTAGGCCAGATATGGCTCCGTATAAATTTTTACACGCCATATTAAACGAAAATGAATTTGAAAAATATGGAGATGGAACAACTAGTCGTGATTATACCTATATAGATGATATAGTAGATGGAATAATATCAGCCTTAGAAAATAAAAAAAACATACTTTCTTGTGTTTACAATCTAGGAAATAGTAGTCCTGTATCTTTAAATGAATTTATTGAAACATGTGAAAAAGTATGCAACAAAAAAGCTAAATTTAATTCTCTACCGATGCAACCGGGTGATGTCCCTCATACTTATGCTGACATAACTAAAGCAACTCTAGATCTAAATTATAAACCTAAAGTTAAATTACAAGAAGGACTGAAAAAAATGATGGAAAGCATATTATAAATTTGTGTGATCTAAATTTACTCCTCCGCGACGAGTAGGCCATCCAAGTGTTAATCTATTACACTCATAAACACTACCCTCAGGTATTTTATTTCGGTGCCTATAGTTATAAAGGGATTCCACATACGAAATACCGTGTTTTTCCTCGGGAGTTATGTTTAAATCAAATAATGTATTAAAATACTTTTTATTAGTTCCTAATAGTTCGCAACGGTTCCATAGATCTATTTTTTGTCGTATCGTGTTATATTTTTTAGTATCAAAATTGTACATTAATTTATCAAAATCTGGTACGTAATATCTTCCAGTTATTTTTACGAAAAAAATAAAATTATGTTTTTTTATTAATCTTGAGTTCATATAAGCATAATTTACAGTGTAAATCTCTAACATTCCTTTGCTTTTTTTTCGTCCTTTTGTAACATCACCTATGTATTTAGTATTTAAAGGATTATTTTTTTTTCTAGACTCTAATGAAATATCAAAATATATAATTTCAAATCTTTTTTCATTCTTTATTTTGTATTCTTTTAGTTCTTCTTCAAATGGATAATTTGAATTATCTATTAAAACTATATAAAAATTAGTATTATCCAACCATGCTTTAACAGCCTTTATATAACAGTTCAATCTATCTTTAGGGTTTTTTTGAGAAATTTTTGCAACACGATGTAGTTTTACTGTTGTAGTTAATATTATCACTTTATCATTATTATATATTTTCGACATATATAATATAAAATTATAAAAATAACTATATATAAACATATGAATAAATTAATCACAATATGTTTGTCTTACTATAATCAAAGTAAAGAAAGTTTAGTACGCCACATAGAAAATTGGAAGGAATTTCCTATTGAAGTAAGAGATCATTTCAGTTTTTTTATCATAGACGATTGTTCAAAAACTCCCGCTAATGATTTGTTAAAAGATGTTGACCTTGCTGCATTAAACATTCATATTTATAGAGTAAAACAAGATCTATATTGTAATATCGCAGGAGTTAGAAATTTAGGCGCGACCGAATGCAAAACACCTTATATGATGATCATAGATATGGATACAGTAGTATCGCCTATTATGTCTTTACAATTAGTAAAGTTGGCTAAAAATAATATAAATAATAACATCGCATTTAAATTTAATAGAAAAGGGGGTAAAAAATCAGGACATCTACATCCAGCGGTTTGTTTAATTAGAAAACAAGATTATTGGCATGTAGGTGGATGTGAAGAAGATTTAGTAGGACATTACGGTTGGACAGACCCTTCCTTTTGGCATAGAGCTCGCGGAAAAATTCAAGTTAAAGATTGTCATGATATATTTTTAAGTTATCATACCGACGGAGAGGCAGATATAAATCGTAATCATGGCCATAATAAAGGAGTATTTAAAAATAAAATGAGAAATAATTCTTGGTCTAAAGATTTTATACGTTTTGAATGGGAAAAAATAAAATAGATAAAATTATAAATGACAGAAAAATATTTAAAATTGTCTGAATTTGCAAAAACATTTAATTATGGTCCAATATTAACAGAATTAAAAGAAGAATTTGGATGGCTATATGATAAAGAAGAAATGGATGATATAGGTTTAAAATTGCAAATTTCTATTAAAAAAAGTAAGCCTATGTATTTACATGGCTACGTATTAACCTCGTGTTTATATGATTATTTGAGAAAGATTGATTCAAACGTTGAAGAGATTTGTATATTGGAAACTGGTACCGCTAGAGGATTTAGTAGTATTTGTATGGCTAAAATGTTAGACCTTTTCAATAGAAAAGGAACAATTCATACGATAGATATGTGCAATACATTTGATAATTGTTTAAAAGCAGCAGAATTAAATAGAAAAATTACGATAAATGAGTGCGTTGAAGAATGGAAAGACATCGTGGATAAATATATAAATTTTATTAAAGGAAACAGTAGCGGTGAACTTGTTAAACTTAATAATAAATTAGAAAGAATACATTTTGCATTTCTAGATGGAGCACATACTTATGATAAATTACAGGAAGAATTATTGTACGTAGAAAAAAAACAAATATCCGGCGATATAATTGTTTGTGATGATTATACAAAAAAACAATTCCCTCAATTGTGTAAAGCCATGGATGACTTTTTAAAAAAAAACACATACTCACATAAAATATTTTACGGAAACGATGGAACAAAAAAAAGAGGTTATGTATGCATGAAAAAGATATAAATTAAATATATTTATGCTTAAATATATTTAATTTTATATATATATATATATGAAAATTTTATATATAGATAATACTGCACAGTGGTGCAATTATTACAAAGATATAGTGGAAACTTTAAAAGTAAATAATGATGTTCTAGTAAAAACAACCGAATTATCTGAAACTGTTTCTACATTTAAACCTGATGTAGTTATTATTGGATTTGGTATTACAAATTGTTCAGGAAATAAGGGACCCAAATTAAAAATAAAGTTGGATGTTGAGATACCAATTTATGTTATTTTAAATAAAGAATATGCAGGATTACAAGCAAAAATGGAGTGGATTAAATCCATAAAACCTCCAGTTAAAAAGGTATTTACGGTTCATCAGGATTATTTGAAATGGCAAGAGCAACATACTATCCCGTTCACACGTATTATGTGGAGTGCAGATAAATCATTATTTAAGAAGTATGATGATATCTACAAATATGATTTCTTTTTTTCAGGTGTTATACGGGAAGAACAAACAGGAAATTTAAGAGAAAAAATTCACGGTACTCTCGGTAAATTAGATAAGTATAAAAAACTTGTTAAAGTAGCCTTTTTTAAAAATAATAAATTATCTAATACTCTATATACTTTTGGTCCAAAAGAATACGCTAAAACCATAAATCATTCTAGAATTGTTTTAACTACTACAGGACCCATCGATTTAGTAGGTACGCGTTATTTTGAAATAATGGCTTCAAATAAAGCATTAATTCTTTGCAACAGAATGCCAAAAGAAGTATATGGAGATATCGTTATAGATAAAATGAACTGTGTCATGTTTGATGATGAAAATGATTTTGTAGAAAAATGTAAATATTACCTTGAAAATGAAGACGAAAGATTGAAAATAGTAAATAAGGCCTATGAATACTTTTTACAACGACATACGTGGCAGCATAAGGTAAAACATTTAATAAGTAATTTGTTTTTGGATTAAATAACTCAAGATTTCCTATGAAAAAGATATGTTTTGGAACTTGCCACATAATGGTTATGCAAAAGGTTTTGGAAAAAAAAGATAAGGATATTTACATGCTAATTATTTTTGGAACAATTTTATGAATTTCAAAGAATTAAAAGAAAGTTTAAATGGAGAAATAAATAATAAAAATTTTCACACCTTAGATTGGAATTTAGGCAATTTAAATATTTATAATAGGAAAATGTTTGAAACTGATGAATGGAAACAATATAATTATGAATTTAATAAATTAGCAGGTGGTTATCGTTATAGATGGGGAGATATTGAAGTGATAGGTTTATTTGCTTATATACATTTAGATAATCCGATATTAAATTTAGACTTAAAATCAAAAGGAGTATATGACGTAAAACTTCCAAAAGCAAGAATTGTTTGCGATCGTGATTTATAATATGTTATTTTAAAAATCTTATAATATCATAAATAATTATAATATTATAATTATGAATGCCTATATTTCATATATATGTAATGATAACTATTTACCTGGTATAATAGCACTTATAAAAAGTTTAAAATACAATAAATGTATAAATAATATTTTAATAATGATAACGAAAGATGTGTCTCCAGACTCCAAAGAAAAAATTTTAAAGTTAGGAGCATTAGTAAAACATGTTGAAGAGATACATTATAAAGGAAGAAAATCAAATGAAATAATGGATAGACATGGAAAAAATAATAAATCTTGGATGACGTTTACGAAAATTAATATTTGGAAACAATGTGAATATAAAAAACTTTTGTATATTGATGCAGATACCGTTGTGTTAAAGAATATAGATCATTTGTTTACTATAAAAGAAAATTTTTCTGCCGTACCAGGTTATAGTAAAATGTTAAACTATAATGGAATAGAAAGTGGAGTATTATTAATCGAACCATGTTTGGATACTTACAACGGGTTAATTCAAGCGATGAATAGTGATAAGTATGATTTAATTATGTCGGACCAGTCGCTGATAAATGATTATTTTAATAAACATGGAAAAATAAATTTATTAGATAAAAAATATAACACCCTTCAAAAGAAAAGTGAAAGTATTAATGATGCTTATATATATCACTGGAACGGCAAAAAACCATGGAATACCTCAACTATAACGCATTATAATACTTGGAAATTTTTCTATGATTTATAATACTTTTCATAAATAAAAGAATCATATTCTTTTAAGAATAAATAATCATTATAATCGATTACGATTTCTGAAGGGGATTTATTAACATGTTTAAAGGATTCTATATAAGGATAATTATAATTTTTTATTAAATTATCATAATCTGTTTTTAAGTGTTCTAATCTAATTATATGATCTACGTCGGGTTTGTTATTTTTTAAATAATCTAGAATATCATCTTGTTTAAGTATATTTTCTGGATCTTTATAAGAATAAAAAATAAATAATATAGTAAAATAACCTATATTTTTTTGTTTTCCTTGAATGTATTTTTTAATAAGCATTTGTCTATAATTATTCATCCACGGTTTTTCCCATTTTTCTATATTATTACACAAAACATAATCGTATATAAAATCTTTGAATGAATTATTTTCCATAATTCCATAATTTTTAATACTACCTTTACTATTAACTTTGTATTTATACATAGAAATATAGTATTTTAATGGATCTCTTATGGTTAAAAATGTATAGCTTTTATCATTCGTATTATTTTTAATCTCTCGGAGAATTTTATGACCAGAACAAATTATTTTTCCTTTCAAACTTTTTTCTATACTTTGTGTCCCAGTTTTTGGGAAACCTACGTAAAAATGTTTCATTATGTATTATAATAGATAAATATAGTTTATATTTTATTCATCGTTATATATATTTTTGTTAATCCAATCATAAGTCAATTTAATACCCGCTTCTAGTGGATAGTTAGGTTCCCATCCAAGTTTTTCTTTAATTAATTTGTTATCCGAGTTTCTTCCCCTTACACCAACCCCATGAAACTGCGTGTTTTTTATCGTTAGGTTCTTACCCGACAATTTTATAATCATTTTCATGAAATCATTCATAGAGATCATTTCTTCGGAACCAATATTTACAGGACCTTTAAAGTTCGACTCCATGAGACGCAAAATTCCTTCAATACATTCGTCTACAAGCAAGAATGATCTAGTTTGAAGTCCATCGCCAAATACTTCAACTTCTTCTCCATCTTTAGCCACAGCAACTTTTCTGCAAAAGGCTGCCGGGGCTTTTTCCTTTCCTCCATCATAGGTTCCGTAAGGACCGTAAATGTTATGAAATCTAGCTATTCTTATGTCTAATGTTGGGAAATCTTTATGGAATACAAAAAAAAGACGTTCGCTAAATAATTTTTCCCACCCATATTCGCTATCTGGTTCCGCTGGATATGTGGTATCTTCAGAACATTTGGGATTGTCAGGATCAAGTTGATTATATTCTGGATATACACAGGCAGAAGAAGAGTAAAATATTTTTTTTACATTTTTTTGAGAGCATGTTTTTAAAACATTTAAATTAATAAGACATGAATTATGCATAACATCTGAATCGTGTTCTCCAGTATTTATATAAGTAGAACCACCCATATCGGCGGCAAGTTGATATACTTCATCGGTCGTTTCATCAATTACTACATCCACCTTTATGGGATCTCTTAAATCTGCAATAATGAATTCATCTGCGTTTGTTTCCCTAAATTCGTTATATTTAATATCAACACCTCTAACCCAGTGTCCCAATTCTTTTAATTTATGTATTAAATGGCCTCCAATAAATCCTCCTCCTCCTAATACAACTACCTTTTTCATTATTTGTGTAAATAGTATATTATTTTTTCTTTTAAATTTATACTAATATTAAATATATAAGCATAACTAAAATATAACAGAACTGGATGGATTCCTTATGTTTAGTTATGAATAACAAGATAAAGTATTTTGAATTTCTATATCACGTTTAAATGTATCAACATACTCTTTGAATGTTCCAATTAACCTATCTTGATAGTCCTTTTTGTAATCAACTATTGTTTTTTTCCTGCCGAGAGATTTAATATTTTTAATTAAAAAACTTAATTCGCCAAAATGTACATACGGAGTTAGTTCCTTAGTTAATTTAACGTCGTCGCTAGGAGGGCTTAATACTTGGCAATTGCAAGATAAGGCTTTGATGATTCTATGGGTTTCTAGCGCACTACCTTTATACGCAGGTATATTAATAACATATTTGCATCTAACCAATATTTTTGTAAATTTAATGTAATCGGTTAAGCGGTAATCAAGATCCACAAACCATTTTAATTTGGGATTTAATTCTTTTAGTTTTTGGATTATTTCTATTCGTTCTTTTGTTTTTACTCCTGCAAAAAAAACATCAAATTGTTTTAACTTATTCATAGTAGGATCTATTTGTCTTGGTAATAGAAAGCACCACGGGAATATATTTTTACAATTTATATTGTAATTTTTTTTTAATAGCTGTATATTAAGATAAGACCAGTCAAAAACCAAACTAATATTTAAAAGGTCCTTATAAAAAGGAAGATTGAAACAAGGGCTATTTAGTTGTTCGCTTTGCATAATAATATAACGAGTATCGTGTGATTTGGTTAGTTTAAAAAGTACTTCCCCCGCATTATGTGCCCCGAATATAATTAAAATATCGTGTTGTTCCGGAACATATGTTTTAATGGTATACATAGGATAGTTGATTAAATTTGAAAGCGCTATACCTGGTTCAACAAATATATTATGTATAACCAAAATTTTTATTTTCATAAATTTTAATATTAATAAATAGATAATATTAAAATTAATTTAGTTAATATTATAAAATGGGAAAAAACACAAGACAGAGGCTTCAAAAAAAACTGGCGGACAAACAAATGAAAAATCTTCCTTTCGTTAGTGTATGTACTCCAACTTTTAACCGCAGACCCTTTATCGAGTCGATGTTTGAGATTTTTAGACAACAAGATTATCCGAAAGACAAATTAGAATGGATTATAATAGATGATGGTACAGATTGTATCAAGGATTTGATAGAAAAAAGTAATATCTCTCAAATTAAGTATTTTTATTTAAGTCAAAAAGTTTCGTTAGGTAAAAAAAGAAATATGTTGCACGAAAAATCAAAAGGAGAGATTATTGTTTATATGGACGATGACGATTATTATCCAGTAGATCGCGTGTCTCATTCCGTAGAAACTTTAATTAAAAATCCTAATGCATTATGTGCTGGTTCTAGTGAGTTATTTATATATTTTAATCACAATAAGAAAATGTATAAATTTGGTCCATATGGTCCAAACCATGCTACAGCGGGAACATTTGCCTTTAAAAGAAAGTTATTAAACGATACTAGGTACGAAGATCACGCGGCGTTAGCAGAGGAGAAGGCATTTTTAAAAAACTATACGGTACCGTTTGTTCAATTAGATCCATTTAAGACGATTGTATGTTTTTCGCACTCTCATAATACATTTGATAAAAAGAGATTGTTAGTGAATGCAAACCCTAAATTTGTGCACGAAACAAATATTACACCGGATATGATATTAAAAGATAAAAACTTACTTCATTTTTACACTAAAGATATAGAAGAATTGTTAGGTGTTTATGACAAAGGAAAACCAGAGCATAAACCAGATGTTTTAGAACAAATAAAAGAAAAAGATGCACAGAGAAATGCAAAAAGTGTTCAGAGTTATATAGAATCTTTACAATCGTCCAATAATGAATTAAAGGCTCTCGTGAAATCAAAAGACAAACAATTATCACAACTATTAGTTAAATTAAATGAATATAAAGTAAAATACGAGACAAATACAGAACTATTGACAAAAATACAACGCGAATTAGCTAAAGATGCAGAAATGAATCAACATATGTAAATAAGTTAAACGTAAAAAAAATATTAAAGTAATGTTGTCGGTAATTAAATTATTTATTTTATTATTAATTTGTGATACAAATGTTTTAGAAACAAACGGTTTGTGTGTGGAATGTAGAAGATGTCGTTTTTTTTTTAATGATTATAAGTGTAAAATGTTTGCAAAAGACGAAAAGTATGGAGAATCCGTCGTATATAATTATAATTTATCTCCGGAAAATGATAGTTTTAAGTATTTAACTATATTACAAGCCAGACAAGAAGATCATTTATGTGGAAAGAAAGGTTATTTTTTTACACCGATTCTTTATAAAACAAACTTAAAGGAAAGCTAAAATGATATATATATATATACAACAATATGCACCAACAGTTATTTAATAATCTAATAGACAACAACATAAACGATGTATTTGTTCAGCTACGGTACAATACTATAGTAAATAATAATGAAATTATTTATAGAAAAGATGATTACAGTTATGAAGAGTTTAAAATTAAAAAAATAAATGACTCCAAGTATTTGTGCTGTGTTCCTATAAAAGGAGGGGTTCAATATGCTACGCATTTTAATTGCTTGAATCATGCAAACCATTATTTATTGACGCATTTAGATTATTTTAATGAACAAGCGTGAAACGTTTTAATTATGATATTAAAATTATACTTGTAATATAACAGTTTTATGTTTGAATTACAACAAAGAAAGAAGGTTACCGAAGACTTATTATTATTTTTAGTCAATTTATTAAAAAACTTATCAACGAGTAATAAAATAAATGGATTATATGTTTTTATTTTTCACTGGTTAGTTTTAGGTGTACCTTTAGTTAAAATTATTTTTGGAAAGGTAGACATTTGGTTTGTTATAAGTTGTTTTATATGGATCATTATTTTCATATTTCATATATATTTTAACGGTTGTATATTAACACGTTTAGAAAGAAAATTGTGGGATACAAAGAATTGGTATGGACCCTGGTGCTTACCCTTTACGTTTATAGAAATGTATAGTGATAAAAAAATATCTAGAGAGGTTGCGAATAATATTTTTTATTGTTGGGCGGTATTTTTGATTTTTTATGTTTCACTCAAGTTAATTTATTATAAAAATTGAAATCACTTTAAAAGTATTTTATTTATTCAACGAGTTTATGTTTGGATTTAGTGTATATACCGTTTCAAAAATGTCAACGATTATTCCCGTAGACTTTGCAAGATTTATGGGAATTTATCTTTTCTGGAGTTTTGCACACGTTGCTGCATCTAATTATTATACAAAATATTGTGCAAATTGGTCTATAATGGGTTTGATTATGGGAGGATTTAAGTCGATTACTCCTCAGTGTACTTACGCAAGATGGCTACAAAATTCTACATCAAATTGCTTTGGAACTTGGTGGTTCACCGCCGGAACTTGGCTTGTCACTAAATTCAACTGGATTAGCGGAAGGTATGCCATGAATTCCGCTAAGTAAATGAAACGCATTTAATTTGGTTTTATCTTGTTGAATTGTAAAATTTTCATTTAAACGTTTATAAAAATCTTTGACTTTTTTATTAATAAGAATTTTTTCTGGATTAAATGATTTTAAAAATAAACCATTTAATTCCTTTACCCTAGACAACGCAACATAGGTTTGTCCTGCTTCAAATATATTATTCCCAACATCTATTTCAGCTAAATCAAGCGTGGAACCTTGTGATTTATGAATAGTAATACCCCACGCTAATACCAGCGGAATTTGTTTTACACCGATCCCAGGTATATTATCACTTTTCCATATATGTTTGTTTATAGGTCGTTCGGCGCCATTATTAAATTTTACAACAGGTAGGCCGCTATGAGTAAATTTAGTGACAATACCCAAACTTCCATTACATATAGGAAAAGCACTATCTAGATCCAAATTTACGGTACACATTACTTGGCATCCTATTTTAAATGTAATTTTCTTTTCGCAATTTACACTTTTTAACAACATTTCTTTCTCTTTTTCTATGACAGAAACAGGAGTTGAACTTAATTTTTGCATTTCTTTATCGGAAAGAATAAAATCTTCTTGATTACATCCCTCTAAGTTATATTCCATGGTTTCGCCGTCCAATTTTTCTAATTCTGTATTGTTTATTTTTTCAACCATCGATTTTACCGGTAGTAATATAGTTGGTTTTATAGCAAGATCTTCGTTTATACAACACCCAACTCTTTCCGCTAACATTTTTATGGAATTCGATGACATCTTTCCCTTTCTAATTTGATTTAATATTTTAGCATACCGTTTGTCTTTTTGACGAAAAATCTCTGTAAATTCTATTTGACATGTAGGTTGAAAAGTTGTATTCCATAATGGTGACTCAAAACAAAATGCATTTGTATCAATATCTTCTTCATTACGAGTTTTTACCGGAGGCAGTTGAAAGAAATCCCCAGAAAACACCAGTTGAATACCCCCGAACGGTAAGCCGTTTCTACGAACTTTTTTCGCAACAATATCAATCAATTCAAATATTTTTTTAGACATCATGCTAATTTCATCTATAATTAAAACATCTACCTTTTTCCAATTTCTTTTTTTTCTACTATTTAAATCTATAGTGGTAGCAATAACATGATTAGGCTCTTTTGCTAATCCTATACCACCCCATGAATGCACCGTTTTAGCTCCACAATCTAACAATAAAGCGGCACATCCGGTCATCGCACAAACTTGAACATTTTTCTGGTTTTGCTTACATATATCAACCATCGTTTTAATTAGAAATGATTTTCCTGAACCTCCTGGACCAGTAATAAATACATTCCTTCCTAATTTAAATAAATTTATAGCATGCATTTGCAACTCAGACAAACTACTATAATTTACTTCTACTTCATTTTCGATAATTTTCTCCTTTTCACTTTTAAAACTCATATAATGTAAAGATGCTTCTTGTGGAGTTTTAAAGGATTTATATACGGCCCCACTAAATCCATCTACTTGTTTTTTTGTATCCTCCCATGTATCATAAATACCTGGTTTTACACCTTTAAATACTACATACCATTTTGGTTCTTTTTTTGGCATTTCAGTCATTTTAATATAATAAAATCTGTTTATATCTGTTTCAATTATTTTTTTAAAAAAAAATTGAAATGCTAATCTAAAAAGAAATAGATTCAACCTATTAAAATGGCATCCAAAACTTGCGGGATTTGTTGCGAATCATTTAATTTAAGTACGAGAAGTAGTATAAAATGTAATAATCCGGATTGTGAAATAGAAATTTGTAAGGAATGTATTAGAACATATTTGTTAGGAACGCCAAAGGATCCACACTGCATGAACTGTAAAACAGCTTTGAATCAAGAATATTTGGTTGCAAATTTAAACCGATCTTTTTGTAAAAAGGAGTATAAAACGCACAGGACGGAAATGTTGTTGGACCGAGAGATGGGTAAGATGCCCGAGTCGATGCCTGCAGCAGAAAAGCAAAAGGCTATAAATGAAATGAGGTTCAACATAGAAGGTATTGATAAACAAATTCAAATATTTTCACAAGCGATAAATGATCTACGAGATAAAAAAGGCAAATATTTAACGGATATCTGGAGATTGGAAACAGGAAAGGTAAAAATAGGCAAGAAAAAATTTATTATGCCTTGTTCAGTTGAAGATTGTCGCGGATTTTTATCTAATGCATATAAGTGTGAGATTTGTGAGGTATATACTTGCCCAGACTGTTTGGTTCCTATTGGTAAAAACAGAACGAACGGAGAGCATGTCTGTGATGAAAAAACCAAGGAAAATGCAGAATTTATCAAAAGTACTTGCAAGGCTTGTCCGGGTATGTGTGGAGAGTTTATTTACAAAATAGATGGGTGTGATCAGATGTGGTGTACGACGTGTCACACGGCTTTCAGTTGGAAAACTGGAGAGATTGAAAGAGGGGTCGTTCATAATCCGCATTATTATGCAGCGTTGCAAAATGGAGGCGGGGTAATGCCTAGGGCTCCAGGTGATGTAGTATGCGGGGGGTTACCAGATTTCTATTATGAAATTGACCGACCCTTTAAAAGAATAGTTCGGAAACTGTTGATTGAAAGTAATATCGACAAGTTTATTCCAAAAAAATATGAATATCACGAGTTATCGTTTCCCGACCAATTGCATCTTTTATATAATGCTATGAATGGACACTTTAGTGAAGACAAAAAAATAAATAAAAGCGATGAAAATTACCTGAATCATAACATTACTCCCATAAATGAGTATTTAAAAGCATGTATAGATGTTGAGGTACTTTACAAAGAGATTATGAATATTCACCGACAAATGAATCATGTGACAGCTATAACGTTGCCAGATGAGCGAAGAAAAATAGAAAGTTTGCGTGACAACGAGCAGCTGCGAGTGGAATATATACTCGGCGATATAAATAAGGAAAAACTTGCAGAATCGGTCTATAGGGCAGATATAAAACGTCAAAAATGTCAGGAAGAATTGTATATATGGGAGTTGCTGAGTTCATGTTCAATAGATTTGTTCCGAGATATAGCTATGAAAATGACATCGTTTGACATACAAAACAAGGAAACTATGATAGAAACTATTATAGAGTTAATTACTTATATAAATGTTAAGTTAACTGAATTTAAAAAATTAACACTTTATTGTAATACAGAGTTTAAAAAAATAGGCATAACTTATGCACTTGTAGTTCCATTTATTGCACAAACCAGTACATGTATTATTGACATTAAGGATCGCGGAATACTAAGGATTCGTGGAAACACCGACGGAACTAGTATTATTGCGGCGAATCATTTGTCAAATCCTCAACTTTACATTAACATGCTTAATTATTTGAATAAGATAGTTTCTAAACAAGCAAGTTCAATAGAATATTATGCAACTTATAACAGGATGTTGTTGACTACAGAAAAATGGACTAATAAAGATAAAAAAAAATCTGTAGAAAATAAACATATCGGTCAAGGTCCAATATTTGATATAAGAACTCCAGTTATAATTAGTTAAGTGGATGGATTAATTTCTGGAAATCGTTCGGTAAACATATTCATCAAAAACGTCGTAATATTTATTTCTCTTAATTTTACATTTTTTATTTTTTTAGTAGGAACCGTTGAAATCCCTTTTCCTCTTTTTATGTGATCGGCACCTTTAAAACAAATCATATCCAACATATTCATAGCGATTTCTTCCGTTTCATCCATATGTATACGATCTATCCTATATTTACTTTGATATAAATAACGATTGTAATTATCGGTTCCATATATTTTAAAATGCTTATGAATTAAACAATTTCTAATAAGACCTATTCCCATAACGCTTCCGCCTGAACCTTGTAGGTTTCGTTCGACTATATTTTTAGGAAGAGGTTTATTGAGCATTTCAATCACAATAATATAACTATCATTTGCTATAGTATTGCTAATTTTTTTAGGAGAGGCGTAGACGCAACCTTTTATATTTTTGGAATTTTTAAAACGAAGGTTTTCACCCCAAGTTTCTTCGTTAAATCTTGTTGCACAAAGATAAATTGGCATTATATTTTTTATATTTGGAGAGATTTCACTATCAATTTTATTGAAATTAATCCTTTTTATCTTTAATCATATTTAAATAAAATTTATATGTATCAATTGGATTTAAAAATACTGCGTATAATTGATTATCTTCTATGTAAATATCATCTATAATAGGATCTAATTTATTTGTAATAATGTGATGTAATCCATTATAGGATTCAACTAATTTTATAAGAATATCAACTTCTTTGCTATTAAAATCAGCAACAAATATACCGGTGTATTTATTTTGTAAATTATTTATGTAGATATACTTTGTAAAGTCTATTAAAGAAACCTTTTTTTCTATAGCCTGTGTAACAGCCACGGTTGTTTTGATGTCTATAGATGGAACACCATTATTTTTAAATAATTCTATAAAATCATCTAAAAATTCTTGTTGGCTTAACTGAGTCATTATTGTATTAATTTTTAATAAAAAATATTTAAATATATTAAAAAGAAAAAGAATTGTATTGTTTTTTGTGGAAATGATTTACATGAAATCTCTCCAGCTTATTTAATTTAAAGTAATCTGCCATAGTTTCATCGTTGATTTTTAAAGGTAGTTCAGGTAGATTACATATGTTTGGAATAAGTTCAAAAATATACTTTTCTAAATATTTCATTCTATATCTTGTTGCTTCAAATAAATAACGCGCTAGTTTTGTGTTAAGAAAATCAAAAAGTATTTTAAATTCTTCTTGGGTTTTATTGAAAATAACAAATTTATCTCTGTTAGAAATACCGTATTCGCCAGAACAGTCATAGAAAGGGAATCCATACATTCCATGCGCCATTACAATTTTAGGTAATGCAAAATGGGAGCAGGGTATATTGCTATATTTAATGACAAGTTCTGGATTTAAGCCATTTAAATGACAAGTGTGTATGTTAGGGTTCATAAATTCTTCATCTTTTTTATCACTAATTCGGCAGCTCCTAGATATATCGTTTGTTTTAGTCGCCTTTAAAAATCCATACTTCTCTACATATTTTTTTAGTTTAGCGACGATGGCCGCCCCATGAATCGGTATTGGATAACTGGGTAGAAAGTTATAGTTTACTATTTTCTTTTTTTCTTCGTCGTATATGGGAATAATACCATCGGTAGATTTTTTTTGAAGTACAAAGTAGGAACAAGGGGTTTGTGCTTGTTTATTAAATATCTGATTTGCTTTATTTCCGGATAATGTTTTTAAAATATGAATTTTATACTGAGTAATGGTTTGATACATAGATGCCTTATCAGGTTTCATCCAAATACACGGAATAATAGTTAATAGAAAACCATTTTCATTCAATAACCTTAAAGATCTTTTTATAATATCGGTCCATATGGTAGTACCATCATTTGTCTTATTTTTTACTTTATTGGTTGGAACCTTTTTAATAGATTTGCTGTTAAATGGTGGATTTCCTATTATGACATCCATTTTCGGTATTTCCATATTATGTAAAAAATCACCGATATAAAGATTTACTTTACTACCGAAATGATAAATAAGGTCTAATTCATAAACATCATTTATTTCTACCATGTAAATCATGTTTTCGATGATGTGGTTTCTTCTTTTTTCCGGGTTTATTATAACATCCTCGAGAGATTTAAACAAAATATTGTACAAATACATCGAAAATATTCCATTTCCACAACCTACGTCCAACCACTTTAAATCTTTATTCATGAAAATCTCCTTTGGAAGCATTTGAAACATTCTTTCTACAAAAAAAAGAGGAGTCGCCACCTCTCCGTATAATTCTTTGTATTCAGAGCTCATACTATATTTTTTTAATATTTAATTTAACATTATCCTTAATTTAAATTAAATATAATCCTCTTCTTTTGTATACAAGCATCCTCCAGGATACGTGTGCGACAATTGATTTAATTCTCCGTTTTGACATCCACTACATGTAGTATGCACCGGTTTTTCTTTTTCCGGTTTTACATTATCTTTAACACTATTCTCCATAAAACTTGTATAATGATATTTTGAATGAATCTCACACTGATACATAGGATGGGCTACAGGTTCAGGTTCCATTATAATTATAATTATTATCTATTTTTAAATTTTTATTTTCAATTTTATTTTTCCTCCATCTAAATTACTTTTACATTTTTGTGTTTTCATTTTCCGACCGCCTTTTTTTCCACATATATTCTTTGTTTTACCTAGACCATATTTTTTATCCATATACTTCATATCACTTGTAATAATATTACATTCTTTTACTTTATTGTTTTTTCTATAGATTCTTAGTATATTAAAACGACCCTTTTTTGCTATAGCCGCCTTCTTTTTTGTTTTACCAGTTTTTCTTGCTTCTGCATTTACACCCTCTAGAATAGCTAACTTTCTTTTTCTAAAAGGATCTTTTAACCTATAATGATGTTTTTTATTTTTTTTACTTATTTTTCTTAGCTGTGGTAATTGCTTACCTTTTTTATCTGCCATTTATATATTATTTACAAAAAAAATTGAAATGTTTTGTCCTTCATTTTTCATTTACACAACAAAACAGAATGAGTGAACATCGTGATAATCTTACATTATATGAAACGCTCCACAATACAGTAGCTTGGGAAGAATGCCCTAATAAGGAATTACTTGAACAATCATGGAAAAGTATCGCAGGACAACTCTCTTCTTTCCAAAGAGAAGATGAAATCGTCCGTCTTAAAAAAATTATATGGCAATTAGAAGAGCGTCTGGCGCGGGAGGCGCGGGAGGATGCACGGAAGACAATTGAACAACTGCGGGAAGAAAATCAACAACTGCGGTTGGACAGACGGTCCTTAGAGAACAGAATTTCAGGGTGTGAGCCATCTGTCATCGACTACCTCCGTGGTGATGACACAGGTAGTTGCGGAGTCTGCTTCATCTAATTCTGCGGTGAGGGAAAATGAGTATATAAAACAAAAATCTTAATAAATATTAACTGTTTTTAAATTTTTTTATTATAGATATCGTGGGTCAGACCTGTTCTTGAATACAAACTCATCGGTACCTTTAAACATCTCTTCTTTTAAATGTTTTTGTATTTTACCACGTAAATTATGAAGTACTTCCATTTTGTCATAGGGTTGTATTTGTTTAACCTGAAATACCTCATTACCATCGGTTTGATAAGATACTGTTTCAAGATCGTAATCAGGAATTTCACTTTGTTCAGGATATTTTGCATTTAGTTCTATCAACATATAATTGCTTTTTGCCCACACAACATCAAATGTGTAAGGACTTTGCTTTAGAAGGGATGGAGTTAAACGGGATACGTTTCGCAAGATGTACATTGTGTTAATATTTTTTTTTTATGATTTTAAGTTTCAATTTTAATACCATAAATATAAATATAACACCTTTGAAATATTATTAGAAATATACATTTTAATAAAAGCATAATGAATAGAATCTTTATAAATATTTTTTATTACATACGCTTTTAATAATATACGAATCAATAAAAATGCTTTTTTAGAATATTTTTTTTTCAAATAATCATTAAATAAAACAATCAGAGGATTAAAGTTATATTCATGTAAAATATGTAATATCATAGAATCTATTTTAACATTTGATGCAGTTATCATAATTATAACTATCAAAATAAAATAAAATTGATTATATTTTTTTCTTTACAATTTTAAAATAATATGGAATTACCAGATATAATAGAAACTACTTTTAGTGAAAATGAATTGAAATTATCAGGTGTTCCCGATGATTTACATCATTTATGGAGTATTCTTACAAAAAATAAAGAAAAAATAGTTAAAATGAATAGTATTTTAACTGATTTAAAAATGATACCAGGAATATACCCTAGTGAAGTTAAGGGAATTACGAGTTCAGCATATACTATTATTTCTGGAACGTCTAAGAAATATTCGAACTATTGGTCTAAGCGGATGCAATATAGTAATGACTTTCTTGCATATTGTTATTTAAAGTATGGATTAGATGGAATTGTTGTAGCAAAAAAAAAAACTTGTACTATATGTAATGAAGGTTTTAAATATCATAATGAAGAAGAATATTGTGAAAAAATGAAAAATATTCATGACTTATGTTGTAATAATAACCATTCTCATGAACTTAAATTTCAACAAATTGGAAATCTTAATAGTATGTTCTTAATATGTGTTAAATGTGGTGTCTATAAAAAGTTTTCTCAACATACATTAGACGAACCAGGTAGTATCGGAATGTGCTTATCAACCATTAACAATAATCATAACTTTACTATAGAGAGATTTTTAGAGTGCCCTTATGAGGAATGGATAGATGATGATAATAATATTGTATAATAACCTAGAGATGTAGGGATTAAAATTAATTTAAAAAATCTCAAGAAATTTCGTAAATATCTAATAGATTTTAGTACATAAATATTATAATATCTATATATACTATTTATGCTTAGTTTATTTATTTATGATGGTGTTACTCCACTGGGCTGGAAAAGTAAGATACAAGAAAATAGCGCATCTTCTTTATTTTATCGTATTTCTCCGTTATTTTATTCTGTTTCCGGAATAATTGTTTTGCTATTGAATAAAACTTTGAAAGCTCACGATAATTTTTTTTGGTGGAATCTTTTTGGTATTATGTTAATACTACAAGGAATTTGTAGCTATATGTCTGATGTAGAATATTGGGGAAAAAAATCATATTGGGAGTATATTGATAGTTTTCTAGCTACCACTTTGACTCTTATAGGTGGACCGGTTGTTATATTTCGCACACTTTCTGGATATGCTAATTATCCCCTTTTATTTACATTATTATGGAGCTTAAGTGTATCATTTTCACTTTATTGCAAATATATGTCAAATCTATCATTAAAAACATTAAATCCCAGCGATTACTTGTTTTGGCATTCTCTTTGGCACTGCTTACCTTTATATGCAATATTTATTATTTTATTCCTGCATTATTACGACAGCTGCAGGATTTGAACCTACGCGGGCAAAGCCCAGTGGATTTCAAGTCCACCTCCTTAACCACTCGGACAAACTGTCTAAATAAGTAAAGCTTTCACG